ACCGATAATGAGAGGCATTTTATTAAGATGATATTGGCTTTTTTTTCGTCCTCTGATGGGATAGTAATAGAGAATTTGGGGCTACGATTTTTCAAGGAAATAGAAATGCCTGAAATCCGAGCCTTTTATAGTTTCCAGATGGCGATGGAGAGTATCCACAGCCAGACCTACTCACTACTGATTGATACGTATGTAAGAGAAAAACAAGAGAAACTGAAACTATTTAATGCGATAAATACGATACCCTGTATCAAGAAGAAAGGAGACTGGGCAATAAAGTGGATAGAATCAGAAACGTCAAGTTTCGCTCAAAGACTGATTGCGTTTGCGATAGTGGAAGGGTTATTTTTCAGTGGAGCATTCTGTAGTATATTCTGGTTGAAACAAAGGGGATTAATGCAGTCTCTCACAGCATCAAACGAGATAATATCCAGAGACGAGGCATTACATACAGAGTTTGCTATCTATCTATACAGCCAATTAAAAACGAAACTATTTTGGTACGAGGTAGAGATGATGTTCAAGGAAGCGGTAGAAATAGAGAAAGAATTTATAATAGAATCGCTCCCTTGTCGTCTCTTGGGAATGAATAGTAAAATGATGAGTGAATATATAGAATTTGTAGCAGACCGCCTTCTTGTGCAATTGGGGTATAAGAAGATTTGGAATACGCCGAATCCCTTTGACTTTATGGAGTTAATCTCACTTGATGGTAAGGGGAATTTTTTTGAGCGGTTAGAAACTTCGTACGCACTATCAGACTGCGTAGCAGATGATTCAGTTTTTGATTTTAAAGCCAAATTCTAAAGTAATTTCTTTGAAATTGATTTAAAGATAATAAAAGAAGTTAGTATATAAAATGAATTATAACGAAGGAAAGAAAATGGGTAAAGTCTATAAACTCACTTGTAATATAACTGGTGAGTGTTATTTCGGTTCAACTATAAAACCCCCTTCACATCGGTTGCACGAACACAAAAAACCTCATAATGGTACTACCGCAAAAGATATTATAGACCGAGAGAATTATAAATACGAAGTATTAGAGAGATTTTACGTAGATGGACCGAGAGATACTAAACTATTAGAGAGAGAACAATATTACATTACTAATTACAAGTGTGTTAATCAAATAGTACCATTATCAACACAGCACGATTGGTATATTCGTAATCAGGAAAGAGTGAAAGAAAAATCAAATCAATACTACGCCGATAATAGAGAGAAAAAATTAGAATATCAAAAAAAATATCAACGAGAACTGGGTAAGCACACGTGTGAGTGTGGTTCGGTTATATCAAAGTCTAATCTCCCTGCACATCTCAAAAGACCGAAACATAAAGATTATATAGCGAAGATTAGCGAACCCAGTGTGTAATGAGTTCATCACGTGTAAGCCCTAATTCTTTTCTGTTCTTATCAATAAACTCTTCAAAATCATCTAAACTATATTTGAATTGTAGATTCATCATTAGCCAGAGAATAACCCAACGCCCACAGGTGCCTCCCCCTCCCTTCAGAGACTGGAGACGATTTTTATTGTATTTAATTTTCCAACCCTTTTTCTTGGCTTTTTCTAACAAGGCGGTTAAATAGGTTTCATCCTGACCCAACATTTTACGCCAGAAAGAGTTAATATATCGCAATTGTCCATCAGGTTTGTTGCTGTACGAGTCAAAGAAATAGATGGTATCTTTATTACGGCTAATAACAACCCAGTGTCCTATATTGTGTCTATTTTCAATTAAAATAACCTTAAAAGATTTATCGTGCGGTAAAATATCCGTAATGTTTTTCACGTTGGCTAAAGCACTATACTTAATGATAGGATTTGCATCGTCATTATCAGGGAAATATCTTTTTAAATCTGCATCAGTCATAAATATTGGTTCCCTCTCTTTTATATCTTCGTATTGTTGTTGGGTAATACCCCCTTCTTTGAGTAAGTGTCTAATGGAAGTCTGATTCATTAATATATATATTCCAGAGAAAAGAAATTTAGGAAAAAATCTAATTCGTTTATTTCAAAAATAAAATCTAATTACAGATTATATAATAGTAATGGCTAAAGTTGTTTCAAATCCTAATTTCCGAAGTATCACTTACCCTAAAGATTACGAGTATGGTAAGCAGAAAGAAGAAGATATATACCCCACATTAAAAGAATTTTTCAATAGTCCTGCTTTAGAAAGAACTACAGACAAGTATTGTAAATACGATTTTGAAGACCGAGATGCGATATACGAGGTAAAATCACGTAAGTGCAAGAAAAATACATACCCTACAACATTATTAACACGAAACAAAATACTCACTGCGGAGAAGAGAGACCAGTATTTTATATTCAACTTTACGGACGAGATTTGCTATATAAAGTATGACCCCACACTCTTTGATACATTCAAATGTGAGCCTTACTCCAGAATAAATGAGTTGTCCGATATGACGGATTATTTATATATTCCTTTAGAGAATTTGACCACTTTAAAAATAAAGGATTACACGCAAAAATAAAATATTTAGGTATTGTATAAAAGAATGAGTGCTATTTCTTCCAAATCCGTAAATCCCCCTGTCGCTTGTGATGGTGTATCCTTTGCTTACTCATCAGGTTATGTACCAGCCCCACAATCTGGTCAATTGGGACACAACACAAACATCGTCTCTGGAGCAATCATCACGCCCATCTCTGGAGTATCCCAAAATCAGATATATTACACAGCAGGAGTTCTTGGAACAGGACTTCCAGCAGGAACATACGTGGCTTATTCAGTAGCCAACATTACCAACGTTGTTGGAAGTGTGAATAGTTTTATTGAAGTAGTGGATGCTACTGATGGAACAACAGCCATCACAGATTCAGCAGGTTCATTCTTGGGACCATCCGCCAGTGTAGAGCAATCCAGTGTGAATATTTGGAATTTCACATCCGCCATTCCATTTATGGTATATTCCAGATGGCGTACCGCCGCATCAGGAACCAACTCTGGAACCCCAGTGGATAATGGTAGTCTTCAAATTATCCGAATCGCATAAATAGAAAACTTTAGCCAAATATTTTTATATATTGATAATATATAAAATGTCAGTCAGAAGTGCAGTAGGCATTACAAACAACAATTCTGGTCAATTAGGACAAGTAGTATCTCTTGGATTAGCAGCCCCAGTAAGTGTGGCGGCTGGTTCCCCACAAGCAGGAAGCGTCTGTCAAATAACCCTTGATGCTGGAGTATGGGTTCTTGATGGAAGTGTTCTTGCTACAATCACTAATCCAGCGGACTTTAGTGCTGGGTCTTCGTTTTTTGAACTTTCCATACAGGAAGCCACAAGTAATCAGGTTATTGCACAATCAAGTGGAACAACATCAACGACAGGAGAAACATTTAATGGCTCATCATACATTATGAGAACGATGAGTGCTTGTGTAAATCTAACGGCTTCAACATCATACAAAATAGCCTACAACATTAGTTATACAGGTGGAACTTGTGAAATATCTAAAGGGGCTGGTGTTGGTGAAAACACAATACTTTCGGCAACACGTGTGGCTTAATTTTGTTTCATTTATTTTATATATTTCTATAATATATAGAATAATGTCTGTTAAAAGTGCTTTAGGACTAAAACAATCATCAGGTCAAATCGGACAACAAATTACTTCGTATTTACCTACTGCAAATGTTAGCATACCAGCAGGACCAAGTTCAGGGAATTTATTAACTATAACCCTACCTACTGGGGTTTGGAACGTTCAGGGATTGGCGTGGATTCAATTCGCTCTTGCAACGGACTTTACTTCAGGATATGTAGAGTTGTATTTAAAAGATAGTGCAGGAACATCTTACGCATCAAATACTACAGCCAATCCGACACAAGGAGAAATTTGGACTGAAACGCAAAATCAATTTAAGCAATTAGGTGCGGTAATAGACGTAGATGTTGAGACTACATACAATTTATATTATAATATAGATTACGCAAGTGGTGTTGTACTTTTTGAGCAAGGTAGTGGAGGAGTAGGAACAGGAATAGTAGCGACAAGACTCGCTTAAATTGAACCCAGTGTAGGGTCAGTGCAGAGTGCAGGGTGTAGGGTCCAAAAAAACCCAAATAGAATAAACATCAGACCATCAACAACTTTTCTATTAGAATATCAGATTTACCTTACACACCTTACACACCTTACACTTTGGGATAAAAGAGTAGGGAATAGAGTGAGGAATCCCAGAATTCTGGAGTGTAGGGTGGATTTTGGACCCTACACTTTCTCAAATGACCCTACACTCGCAGATATTTTTTGATTATTTACAATATATAATCACAAAATTAGATTAAATAGAAATAAATCTAAATAAAAGATTATAAAAAGTTATTTAATTGCTAAAATTTATAAATTTTCACTATAAGTAATCAAAAATGAATCTAATTTATTTATTTTGTAATAATCTTATTGTAAAAATCAATAAATAATCTGAATTTTAGGCATTTTTTTGTTTATGGAGTATTTAGATTTAGAAAAATATATATAGTTAGTATATAATAATGTCTCTATTAAACCACGCAGACAATTCCCACGTAGTAAGCAAGACAAGAGTATCTAATGTTCCAGAAGACCCAGATAATGTTTATTTAGACGTAATTATGACAAACGTTTTAGGAAACACGACTCCGTATGTTCCAATTAACTATACAGAGAATAGAACGAATCCTATTGTCTCAAACACAGGAGATTATAATGTGTCTGTTGTTCGTTTCTCACTTGAGTCTCAAACGCTACCAGTATTCATTCCTCTTATAGAACCGAATCAGGGAAACACAAACCTAACAGCGTACCAGATTACGATGAAGATTACCCCTGTTGGCTCTCCACCAGGAACAATATTTACCCAGCAACAACCTATTATTTGGTCTCCGCAGAATGTAAATGCACAAGTACCTCCTCCCCCTAATGCAACAGGAACAGGGTTCCAAGCCACATTTAATGACTACTATTATGCTTATAACTTTGACTGGTTAGCAGTTCGTATTCAGGAGACACTTTATGATTGTATTACGAATTTAACTGCCCAACTTACGACTGCTGGATATACTGACTTGAATGGTATCTATAGCCCTACTTTCGTTTTTGACCCTACATCTCTGTGCTTTATTATCGGAGCAGAGCAATCAGTCTTTAGCGTAAATAGTTTAAGCAATCCATCTGTACCCAACGCTAATGCTTGTCAAATATATTTTAATACGCAGTTATACAACTTGTTTAGCACATTCCCATCGGTAAATTTTGGAACTGGTCCCACAATTACGGACGGAGCGAACTTTAGGATATTATTCCACGATTTCGTCGGCTCTAATCTCACTTTAGTTCCCACTTTAACAAGTGCCTCTCAACCGACCCAACAGAATTTCATTCAGTCGTTCCAAGAGTTTAGCACGATTAATAACATTACCCCTGTATCTGGAATTGTATTCACTTCGTCTCAATTGCCTATTGTACCGAATCAACTTTCGGCTCCACAAATCATTTCAGAGGGTAATGTTGTTCAGGCTTTATCTGGAAACAACGCAAATTTTGGTCTTATCTTGACTGATTTAGAAAGTGGTGATTTAGTCTATAAACCCAATCTTCAATACAATCCTACGGCTGAATACAGACGTATCTCAATGACTGGTTCAGGGGCTTTAACAAATATTCAAATCTCGGTGTTCTGGAGAACCAAGTTAGGAGAACTTGTCCCAATGACTCTATCAGGTGGTTCGTCTTGCACAATCAAACTCCTATTTACAAAAGTATCCGCAATCTATAATGTTTTGAAAGACCACACAAAGGTATTAACTGGTTCTGATGGAAATGACCAAGAACATTATAGGAAAAGCCAGAAATTACCATTAAGAGGGGGGGTTTTAAGAGCGTGATGGATTCTTTAGATAGAATTTAGCAATTCTTTAGGTGATATTATTTTTTTTGTTTCATCCGTTGAAAAAATAATATCTTAAGAGAATATATAAAGATGACAGACTTCAAAACTGCACTCATCCGTGATTCCAAACTCGCACAAATCACTGACCAACAGGTTTATGGTGTATATCAAGGTGCCGCCAATAACACTTTTCAGAGTTTTTCGGCTGTATCTACGTCTCCCAGTTCGGTCGTTATGAATGTTCAATTGCCCTCTGAATCAGTTGTTTTAAACAGAGAGGTACTCCTTTCTGCAGTTGATTTTTCTTTCTACCATCGTGTTGAGAATGTTCCAGTAGGAGAGACCGCATTCAATTATGGTCTTACAGATTCTTTGGCTCCTTTTCCACTTGCAATGAGTATGCTTACTTTGAGTTCCCAGATTAACAATACAAACGTCAGTCTTAACTTACAGGATATTCTTCCCCAGTTGTTGAGAATGAATGACTCCAGAGAACTTTACCGATGGAATTCGTACGCTCCCACGCTCCCTGACCAAGCCTATTTCAACTACTCTGATGGTGTTCTTGCTTCAAACAACCCTCTTGCTTCGTTCAATACCCAGTCATACGACCTTGACCAGTGTCCTCGTGGTGCTTTCCCTTGTTCAATTACTCTTTCACAATACACTTCTGCAGGTGTTTTCGTAAGTAATTCTCCTATCTCTACAGATGCTACAAACTTCTTTATTGCCCAAGTTGTATGCTCCCCAACAGAGCCTCTTTTCTTGAGTCCTTATATCTTCTCTAACCCAGAATACAATATGGGCGGTATGGTGGGCATCAATACAATCAACTTGGTTGCTACTCTTGATTCTACTTGTAAGAGACTTTGGAGAACATCCACAAGTTCATACACACACTCCACATTCTTCGGTGTATATAACGTTTCCAGCAACCCATTTCAGGGAAGTACCAGTCTTTTGTTGAACTTCCTTTCAACTCAATCAACAGACCTTATACCGAGCCGACAAGTTTTACCCTATATGGATTTTCCACGCTATTTGTCCTCAAATAGTTCATCATCTGTTTCTGCTGGAGCAACTGCTACTCTTACCTCGCAAAACATTCAACTTAACCAACTTCCTGATAAATTCATTATCTGTGTCCGTAAGCCAATGGTTGATATGACCAATACCGATTCTGATTCTTTCTTCCCTATTACTGGAATCAGTGTAAATTTGAACAACCAATCAGGGCTCTTGTCGTCTTGCAGTCCCCAGCAGTTGTGGAAACTTTCAATTGAAGCAGGGTCAAGCCAGTCATACAATGAATTTCGTGGTGTTCAGTCTGTTAATGACAACGCTACAGGTGTTGGTGCATCTGTTAAGACAACAGGTTCTCTTCTTGTTCTTTCCCCAGCAATGTCGTTGAGCCTACCAGCGATGCTATCAAGCGGCTCTATTGGACAATTTCAATTCCAGATTCAAATTACTTGCACGAATCCTTACGCCACTGCAATCACTCCAGAAATTTGCATTTGCTGTGTAAATAGCGGAATTATGGTTAATGCCGCAGGTTCCAGTGCTATTTATACTGGTATCCTTACAAAAGAGATGGTTGTTTC